ACCCAAGCTCATGAAGCTCAGAGTCTTCGTAAGCGCCTTCCGGCTTTCCCAAGTAACCGAATTGCCCCCCCTTCTCACAGCCCGGGTAGGGGGGATGTCCAACAGGCCCTCCCATAATCACCTCTGTATACTTTTTTCTTGATATATCTAAGATGTCTTACGCTGTAAAGTAAATTTTAATTGTGCACATATTTAGCCACGAGTTTTCTCTTCGACGAAGAGTTTTCTCTTTGAAAAAAAGAGCAGTCGTGCTATAGTGATGACATCGAAGCGAGTCTCTCAGATAGCAAATAGCTTGATGATCGTAGCAGCTGAGATAGTCTAAGTGATAGTGAGTGAAAAACAAAATCAAGGAGAGAGAAATGTATTTTAAGACTTGGCACGATGAAGCCGACATGCCGACAAAAGACGAAGAAGCACAAAGCACAAAGAATGCGTACGCTTCTCTTTCTCAAGAAGATAGAGATAAACTTAAAGAGTTGACTCGATCTTTGAATAAAATCAAACAAGTTGAAGATGACATGAAGATGATGAAAGAAAACCCATCGCTTTATTACATGTAATAAAATTAAAAAACATAGGATTTAAAATGAATAGTCAAGAAGCAATTCACAAATATTGGTTTGAATTTGTTCACGCTGTTTTTTCGAGAAATCAAACAGATGATTTTTATTTGTTCAAAAGTTGGGGATTTCTAGTCGACGACGACGTCTTATACAGCGTAGACAAAAAAACTCGAAAAAAGTTTTTACAATGCTTAAGAAAGCACTATGAAAAAGCAGGTTTTCGACTGGGAAATTTTGTAGGAAATATTATTTGGGAAGCGAAAATTGAATTAGATGAAAAAAGCGAGTTTTATTACGAAACTCAAATAAAAAGACTGGTGGACAATCAAATTTACTTGAAAGAAGACGCGCTTAAGCTTGTCTATAAAATGAACGAACATTTTAAACTTGAAACCTTTTAAAACAAAAACACAAACACAAGGAAACAAAATGAAAGCATATATTTTTATAAAAGAGACTGATGAATTTTGGTGGAGTGGAGAAATAGAGGAGAATGAAAAAGCAGACTTTGACTCCTGCGCTCTTCTAGCTATGTATAAAGACATTGGGGGCGAGCCAAAAGACATATCGTTTGGTATAGATGAAGAAGGCGCTTTTTATGTCGAAAGAGAAGTGGATGATGAAGACGAGGATGATTGCGAAGGAAAAAATAAAACAAAACGCGTTTACGATACTTCGTGGCTAATAATACATTCAGCCGACTCGCTTATCGAAGAATCTTTTAGAACAAAAGAATATTACTATTTAAACGAAGTTTTAAAACATAACGACATAACTTTAGAAGATTTTAAAAATTACTTTCAAGATCTTTAACAAAGACAAGGCGTGTTTAATCTTGTCTATAAAAAGAATTGTCAGGAGCGTTTGGCGACCCTCCTGACAAAAAAAAACAGTTTTAACGCGCTGTATTCTTTCAGTATCTCAAAATTTCTCTAAAAAGTCCAGAAACTTTTTTAACACTTTCCATTCTTCATCTTCTTGAGCGCCGCATCTCGCGGCTTGTCTTTTTTAACAAGCGTATCCATCATGTTATCAATTTTCTTTTTGTCTTTCTTAATAAGCTTGTCCATTTCACTTTTTCCCATTTGTTTTTGAAAGTATTTGTTTTTTCAGTTTCATATCATCTTTTATCTGACTTCTAAAATCTTCGTCATCTTTCTTAATGTGTTTTATCAACATCTTTTTCTCTTTCTTTTTCATCTTGTCTACAACTATCCTTTTTTCTTCTTGATCTTAGCTCCGCTTTTTCGCGCGACGTTCAGCGCGATCGCAACAGCTTGCTTGTGCGGTTTTCCCGCAAGTTGTTCAGTCTCAATATTCTTACCGAAAAGATTTTGCATACTCTCACACCAATAGGGGTTTGTATGGCTGATGATACAACCTTTGACCCATACAAAGATTGAGTAAGAATAAAGATGGGAAATAGAGCAGAATGTCCAGTGTGTAAATCTTATAGTTCTGGTGTTTATCGCGCATTGCATTACGATAACAATCCATGTCCGTATTGTCAGGCTCCTTTTGAGATTTTAAGGGATTGGAATAATTTTAAAGAAGAATTGGAAGAATTGCAATCAAAACACATCAATAAAGATCTTACTCAACAAATTCAAAATGTAATGCAAGAAAATGCCGTTTTAAAGACAAAATTATCTAGACTGGAAAATCTTTTAGGTTATGATGACACTGTGGTAAAACCTATACTTCAAGCAATTAAAATTTTAAACAATCAGGAATAAGAATATGATGATAAAGATGCGCACGGATACGATTTCCCCAAACATCTTTACTATTAGTTTGCCTGCAACAAATAAAGTTTAGTCTTTACATTTTTTTCTCGTTGCATAGTAATTGTGCGACAAGAGAAGAAGAGTGGGAAGTATTTTGTGAATCCTGCTTGAAGTTGTTTTGACGTTCAAGAATCGATTGGAAATAGAATTGCACATACTTTCCCTTATCCATCTGCTTCCCGTGCTGGCAATAGCCTCCATTGCCTTCCGAGGGTTTGACACGCACAAGCGCATAAGAACAAAAAAAAACAAGCTTTGAAATATTCTCCCTTGCTACTGTGGCGGTTTTTATTACCGTGTCTCTAGTGGAGATCAAAGCATTTTTCGTTGCAATGGCAGAATTTACTACGACTCCTCCAAGCGTGAGGATCGCCTTATCAAGCATATCCTTGTCGTTATCATTTGCAAGAGATTCTTTAAAACGAGACATTATTTTTTCATGCTCAACAAGTAGTTGTTCACTATCAACTGTAATTTGTTTAATACGCCAATCATGGTATTTAGCAACTATGTTGTTATAATGAAATACATTACAACTTAAAAGTTTTTCTCTGATTATTTTTACACGCATTAATAAATTACCGTTGGCTACATGCTCAATCGTTAAACCACTCGAGCAATACAACACATTTACGTTAACTCTATACGAACCCATCTCATCTTCTGCCATATATTCTGCGTACGGAAAAATATGTTCGTCAATCGTAGGCGTAAACGGTGGCTCTACATAAGGCACCAATCGTACCTCTTGCGAAGGTAGAGGTTGGAAACAGGATGAATAATTCGTGGATACCATTTTCTTTCCTTATTGCTCTTTTTTCGTGGTAAGATCTGTAGATTCTGAAGATTCTGAAGATGAGTTATTTGCTGATTTAGCTGCAACATAACCGATTACTGTAATAACGAGCATGCCTGCTCCGACAGGGGGATAGACGCAAACAGCCGGAACACAAACGGCACCCACAACTCCCATGGCGTATTTTGAAATTTCATTGTCGCGTTTTAATTTCTCATTAGATTTTGTTTTATCAGAAAGATCTGAATTAACCAGCTTTAATTTTTTATAAATCGTTTCGTTTGTTGTGTTTAATGACGCTATTTTTTGATTTTGACTTTCAATTTGTTGTGTTTGTTCGTCAATTCGTTGTTTTTGAGCTTCAATTATTTGACTTTGTTTTTCAAGTTGTTGCTCACGCACAACGATTTGGTGATTGTAATTTTCCCACTTAGCCAGCTTGCGGTTTATCTCATGCGTCACAATTGGCACGATCAAAATACGCTCAAACAGTCTTGCAATTGCCTGCTCTCTGCCTTCTGGTAAAAACTTTGCAATACCATATTGTCTATTGCACATCGGACATGGTGCGGCATCTGCGTTTGCAAATTTGCTTCTAAACCAGTTTTCGATTACTGCTCTGTCAAAGAAGTGCTCGCAGCCCTTTAGATAAACGGGGTTTTCGGTCGTGTCAAAAGAAATGGGACATTTAAAGCCTCTCACGGGCTCAAGTGCTGTGATTGACATGTAACTCCTGTTTTGTGTTTATTTTCTCAATCTAATTTATAATCGAGCAATTCTTTGATGAAAAATTCGAATATTTTTTCAACAAGCTTTAAAAATTCACCATTGCTAAACTTAACACCTCTAGCAAAAATATTTAAACAAATTTCTTTGTTTAGAGAATCTAGAGTTTCAGCAGCTGTTTTTTCGTTTAAATCAAGTTTGCTCCATTGTTTGTAGAATTCTAATAACTCGTCGAAAGTGTCCAAACTTTTACCTTTAAAATGAAATTTGTTCATTAAAAATCCTTAATTTAAATTATAAATAAGGAATTGCATATTTTGCTGGAATATCTCCATCTTTTTTTATAATTTCATACGCAGCTTTAGCAGTTGCCTGTACGATGTCGTTGCCGTTGCTAGTAATGTGCTCATCTCTTAGTCGATCTAATTCTTCCATCTTGTCAGCTATGTCCATGCTCTTGTGAATAAGCTCTTGTCCCGTGTAGACATTTATGATAACAGCGGGAATAAGAAGTGATGGCATTGTCAGCCAACAGCCGACTGTGAACGCTGTGGCAATAAAATTTTTGTCAAAGCTTCTTGCTGAATTCGTTTTTATTTGTGCATATTCTCGAAAAAGCTCTCTAATTTTTTGAGCTTCGTCGGCTTGATATTTTTTACATATAAAATGTCCTCTCAAATATCCAGCTTTTTCAACCTTAACCTCTTGTTCGTCACGGACTAAAGAAACACTCTGTTGATTTTGAATCGTAAATGTCATAATTTTTCTCTTGTTTTAATTTAATAAAATTTGATTTATTTCAAAATGTTTTGTTTCTGTATTTTTCATTCGAAAATTTTTGAGTTGTTGCATAGCTACATGAATTTTTTTTCTTATATGAGCTTCGATTGCTAAGGCTGTTGCATCTCTAGCAGAAACGTTAGATAACTCAGAGTAGGATTCTCCAAGCTTTTTTACTAATTCCATTTCAGATGAAATTTTTTGTCTGTTTTCGTAGTAGATGTAAGAAAAAAGACCTATATATCCTATTGACACACACACAAGAGCTTTAAAATCAAGGATTGTAAAAACCATCATAGCAACGTTTGAAATGACTATAGCGATTTTATGTTGCAATTGCGCTCTTTGAACGTTCAGATGTTTTTCATACGCTAAAAGAAGTTGAGATTCATCTTTTAACAATTCTAAATTTATGCCCGCTTTTTCGAGATTGTGTGTTTGTGTGTAAGAAAAAACGTAAGGCGTAGTTGAAATTTGCATGTGAAAATATTTTTATATACTGTTGTAATTTTGAAGAATTTTAAAAAGTTTTTTATATTTCACAACGATCGACAATAGCTTGCCAGCGTGTTTCTCTGCAATAGTATAAATGAGCATGAAATAAGCGATTGCGCGCACGTTGTTTACGTCTTCGCGAGAAATTTTCTCTTTCACTACAAGCGGATCGGTGTCTTCGTCGCAGTCAAAAAGTTTGTAAAGATCGCGATTGTCTTCCCAATATTTTATAAGGTCTTCAATCTTAAAATCTAACATGAATTTCGTGAGTTCTTTTTCGATCAACTCTTCGGCTTGCACTGATTTTGATTTTTCTCCTAACACGCGATTATTCTCCTTTGAGAAAATATGTGTGATTGGTATGGTAAAGACATACGCAGAAGTATGTGGTTTACCACGCCGTTACAATCGATGATAGCCCTGCCAGGGGCTATTATCGATTGGTAGCATTTTCAGCTATTTTCTTGATACGATTCAATCCATTGTTCGAAAAGATCCATTCGCAGGTACAGGCGTTTGCCAATTTTTCGAACAGCAATTGCAAGCCCATTATGATTACGCATGCTCATATAGTGACGCATCTGTCCAGCCGTGAAAGGATATTTACCACTTTCGACAATCTGTTTTATGTTTAAGTAACAATTCTGATTCATATATTTTGTGTTTTCTTATATTTTTCAATTTTATTTTGTTTGTTAATTTTTTTCCAAAGATCGATAACGCGTTTCACGTTTTCGTTTTCCTCATCCCAACTTTCTATGATCATATTTTGTATTTCCTTGCTCTGCTCAATAGTAGAGTCGTGGCGTTCAAGCTTTCCTTGGGTCGGCTTTAGTCCTAGATTGTGCAATTCGCATTTTCCATCTTTCCAAAATGTGCATCCTTCTTCAGATTGAGTATGCCAAGGCTGTTTTTTTCCTTCATATCCTTTAAGAGATGGCTTTAAGATATAGGGCTTGGGTTCCCAATCGTCATAAGATAATCGGTTGCCAAATCCGCGATCTATGAGTTTTTCCATATCCTCCGGCGTGCCGCCGCACGTGCGATGACACATAGACGAACACATTTCACAATCACACTCGCTTTCGACCACTGACAATTTTTTATTTTTCATTTGATGAGCATATTTAATTGATTGATAATACAACAGCAATTTTCTATAACAAATGAAATGTTTCTGTAAATTGGGTTAAAAAGAAGGTTGTCTTTAAATTCATACTTAGTTTTAAAAATTTCTTTATGCATTGACCTCTTGTGTTCAAAGCTAGGAATTTTATCCGTGCAATGCGCACAGTCAAATCCGATCCAATACTGATCGTCTTCTGTAAGACTTATGTGGGTAATGCCACCGTGACACTCTAAATCATCAAAAGATTCTCTGTGCAGATTGGGGTAAGCAGGCACTTTAACGTATCCGCATAAATGTCCTCCAAACCAATCTTCTTTCTTTGCAAAAGGTTCTTGTTTTAAAACACGAAGAACTTCTGACTCATATGAAATATATTCAAAAATTACTTTGTCAGGCTCTTGAACCCACTCACCTTCACCTAGCCACTTAATTTTAAAGTCTTTGTCAAAAATGTGTTTTTCACTGATGATTTCATAGTCGTATTTCATTTAAAAAACATCCTATAAACTGTCTGATAATATATATTATGTTAAACAAACGGCCTTTTCGATTTAGGTCTACGTAGTATTGTGAGGGCACGTGGCTTCTTATACACTAGTGTAGACAAGTAAGTCGCTCTCCTATATATGAGAGTGGGGTACCCCCCTGATGCGGCATCTAAAATGGGTGGAAGGTTGTTAAAAATCGTCATTTTTTAACCCTTCGTTATTCTCACAAAAACCGGTTTTTCTGAAGATCTGATTTTTTCTTTTTTGTCAATTGCTCGGTGGGCGACAGTTTTCATTTTCCATCCTTCTGCGTCGTTTGAAAAATGCGCGTCTGCGGCGTATCTATTTAGCACTCGACATATATTGAGTGCTAAATTAATGGGAAGACCAATGTTTCCGCTTTATCTTTTTCCTCTGCCTTTTGCATTTCTTGATCGGTTGGTAGGCGATTCAGCAGGTCAAGGGCAACTTGACAAGTAACTTCTTCTTCTTTGTGCCTCAAAATAAAATAACTCACCAAAAACCCAATTGCAAGCACAGGGCTGACGGTCCAATACCAGATACTGGGCGTAAAGTCACCAACCCAAATATACCTCAAAACTATCCCTAAGAAAGTAAAGCCTGCAGCTAACAGAAATTCATGCAACGGAAACTTATATTTCGAAAGTTTAGAAAGCTTGATTTTTGTTTCTCTAAGGATACTTGTCTTTATCATGATCATTGCCTCGTGCTTATCACTTTCCATAGCAACAACTGCATAAGAAAAATTAGCATTTAAAGTATATAACTCTTCGTCATTTTTTAAGTATGAATTAAAATCAGAAACTGGATACAATTTAACTTTCATCTTTAAACTCCCATTCTTCACTAAAAAACGAAAGACCGTTTAAATTATGAGCTAGTTCGTAAAGAGCTTTATTTATAGCTTTTATAAAACTTCCCTTTGTTACTACCAGATCGTGAGCTATGTGATAAGCAATAACTGTTTTTGTTAGTTTCCTAAGTTCCTCTTGTTTAAATTCTTCAGTCGCAAAAGTCTAATTTTCACGTGCTTGTTTATGAAGTTCTTCTTGCATTTTTTACCTATAGCAGCTTGGGCAAACGTTAATTTTGGATAGCTCGGCGGCTTTGTTTATACAATACATACTTTGACACACTGGACACTTTCGTACAATTTTGCATGGATCATTGGAGTTGTTTTCTCTTGGTATGGAGTAATACACAATATACACCATTATACTTAAGCAACCCAAAACGGATAACACAATCAAAAATTCATTCATTGCCTTCCTCCTGTTTTTCACAAACACAACTCGACAATCGTATGCAAACATCCAAATTTTTACGAAAAAACCAGCATAAATCTTTAATTATTGAAATAACCATAAATTCGTTTTTTTCTTTTTCTTGTATTGCTATTTCTTTTATTTCTATATTACAAATATCATATTTCATTTTATCTGATAACTCTATAAGTTTTCCAATGAATTTTCCAGAATCCTCATGGTGATAAAAAAACCTTTTAAATTCTTCATAGTCAACGACATAAGTTAAATCATCATCTTTGTCTGTATTCATAATAAATCCTTTATTGTTTCCCAGAACTGTATTTCCTGCTTTATCATTTCGTCTATATAAAACTGATCTCTGTAAATTTTTATCATTTGAGTTGCTGTGTGTTCACTATTACCTTCTTTGATCATAAAATAAGCTAGATAATACATTTCACTTACATTGGCTATATACATTTGCTTTTGAAATTGCGCCGTGTAAATGCCTGGATACCTATTCACACCTTCTTGTGTTGACGGGCATTTGATCTCAAGAATTGTTTTACCGTCAAGAGAAATTCCATCGAAGCTAGCTGACAAGAACGGATGGGTATCATCTTCAGCGACTAGGGGGAAAACTTCTATACCTGTCTCTTTGATGAAGAATTCTCTAGCCTTTGGCTCTAAGTCTATCCCTCGTTGCATAGCATCTGTCATATCTTTTCGTACGTCAAAGATCTTTTGTGACCATAGCTCATCCCGCGTTGTCCACGGAGAGTCCCCCATAATAATGGGGGAATCTGAGGCTCCAATATGTCTTCTCCGAAATTCGTACCACTCAGGCGTTTTTTGTTGAATATCAATGATTTTCATTATTTACTCTTCAGTTGATCTAGTTTGTTAGAAATTCTTTTAATCCACTCTAGACAAAACGCGCGGGTCATTTTTTCTTTAGAATCACAATTTTGCTTTTTCAAATATGCACACATGTTTTCAGCCGCGTCTTTTCCAAGTTGTTTTATCAAAGAATTAAGTGTTTCATACTCTTCTTGTGAACACATTTCAATTTCGCAGGGATATGACTCTCCGTCGTCATCGTCTTTGTCCTCGCCTGTCGTTATACCCAACATCGATTTATATGCGTATCTGCATAGATACGTAATCGAAGATCCCATCGCCTGCAAAATATTAACCTTTTTCTCTTTTCCATATTTGTCTACAGAAGTTTCGCTCTTTGGCATCGGTATTTCCATGTCACCCTTAATCCATTGACCACTTGAGTGTCCTATAATGGTTACTAGATGCCGCTTTCCGTTAATAGTTGTGGGTATATGTGAAACGCACAACCCGTTTTTCGTTAAATGCTTTTGAGAAGCTTTTTTTAAGCTTGAGAAATTTGCATACTTAGAGTTGAAATAAGGATTGCTTGCACCTTCTTCCGCACAAGAAAACTCTCCTTGCGCAATTGCCAAAGCAGAAAATATTTTGTCGACCTCTTTTGAAGAAATTACCGCAATTTCTTCTCCCTCACCCTCTTGCGAGGGTGTGAAGGGTTCTATTTTGTTTAGTTCAGATTGCATCTTAAAAACCTTGATTTTGTGAATATTCTTGTATGTAACCTTTAATTAACTCTAACGCGTTTTTATAGAAATCTGGCAAATGTTTGTACATATTCAGCCTAATTTCTTTGCGTTGTTCTATAACAGGATGGTTAAACATGCGCAAGATCCTCCCCCAATTTGTCTTCAAGTTCTCTAAGTTTCTCAAAAGCGTAACGCTCAGTGTCGCCAAGCAAAGCGTAAAAATCAATCTTGCTTAAATCAAGCTCTTGCGCTAGTGTCTTTGCTGAAGGAAGCTCTTCAAAAAAAGCTTCCGCAAACATAGTCATAAAAGTTGTGAGAGAGTGAGACGTTGACGCAAGTTGAGACACTTTAGCAGCGTTTTCACTCATCTCTTTTTTTATGAACGCCATTCTAGCGTCGTATTGCTGATCAAGATCTTCGTAATAATTCATTTTTTTCCCCCTCCTCTTCATGCAAAAAATATCTGATTCCGTTCATGCAGTGTGAAGCGTATTCGATTTCCATCGACGCTTTATCGAGCACTTCAAAAGCAGCATCTGGCATTTTCCAAAAATCTTTAATGAATTCATCAATTTCAAGAGAAACTTGTGAAAGCTTAATAGACAGTTGTTTTACTCTTTCTCGCTTAGTCATTTAGTTTTACCCTCTTATTTTTCCATTTTCAGTAAGACACTTTATCTAAGCCGCTGCAACTTATCGCAGTTTAGCGATGAAGGAGACTTGCTTCGATGTCATCACTATAGCATATGCATCGACTTTTCGTCAACGAGTTTTCTCTTCATTGAAGAGTTTTCTTGTTGAAGTTTTTTGTGTGTTTATGTATAGTCGTTTTTTTGAGACGCGTGAAAAAATGTACAAAGGGAGAAATAAAATGAATTTAAAAGATTACTTACACATTCATCGTTTAGAAGTTAAAGAATTTAGTGAAAAAACTGGTGTGCGCGCAAATACGATTAGTAGTGTAACCACTGGGGGAGAAAGACGCGGCGTTAAAATTGGTTTAGCTTTAGCTCTAAAGATAGAAAAAGCGACGGACGGCGCTGTAAAAGCAAACGAGCAAGACTGGCCGAATTTGTCAGATTTTGCAAAAAGACAACTCACAAATAAAATTTTGAAGTAAAATAAGACTTCATGTAGCTTGAGCAAAAAAAAAGCTGAGCGACTAACTCAGCTTTTTTAAGTGCGACGAATACGCACACACAAACGATTGTCAAAGCGTATTCCCTCTAAGAATTAACTGCAATATCGAATATGAGAGGGTCGCTAATGTCTGATAATTTTCTACGCAAACTATTGAATGTCTACAAGAAAGAATGTTTTAAAGAATGTTTGACTTATAGTGCGGGGAAGTTGAATGATAGTCTAGAAAAACAAAAAGCCCCGATTTGCGGTCGGAGCTTTCTGAGTGCTCAAATAATGAAACGATTGGATGTCTTTCATTATATCCCGAGCACTCTCTTTTTTGCAACGCAAAATTTAAGAGAGGATTCTTATGTCTAGTTTCGGATTTATAAAATTACCTCGATCTCTACTTGAAAGCACCGCGTGGCGTGGTGCTAAGCTAAAATATCGAGCATTTTTTATCGAGCTCATGATGCGAGTCTGTTGGAAAAAACAAGAAATCTCATGGAATGGACACGTGATCGAGTTGGGCGTTGGTCAATACGCAAAATCGTATCGCGAAATCATCAAAGAGTTCAATCCCGAAGGTTTAAATGGCAGAGCAAAAAGTGACACTTTCTCTAAGAATGACATAGAGGGAAGTGTCAAGTTCTTTTTGAAACACGGTTTGGTCAGACAGGAGATCAGACACGATTTAATGATTCTAACAGTCTTATTACCAGATATTTTTGAGCAAGAAAAACCAGTTGATCAGACAGCTGATAAGACAGCGATCAGACAGCGATCAGACACAAATAAAGAAAGAGAAGAAGAACAAGAAAGAAAAGAAGCTTCGCTTCTAAAAGAAAGAGCGCCCGCTCCGGCTTCGCCTTCGCCGGCGCGCGGCGGCGTTTTTTTCTGTAGAAAGACAAAGCGATTCGTCGGCTTAGACGAACTCATGCCAGAGCTTCGCTCTCTACACACACACTTGCAGCGCATTCCTGAGCATATCGAGCGCGCGGCTCGGTGGCTTATGACAAATGAAAAAGGAAAAACCAGAATTGGCAACAAAGCGTTTATAAATCACTGGCTTAGAAACGCTTCCGATTCTGAGATAAGAACCGTTGAAAAAACTGTTTTTTCACAAATCCCTCACATTTCGGAACTTACGGATTTAATTGACTATCACGAAGAGACTAGAAAAAAACTGCAAGCGATGGTGTTGTAACATGCAAAATTCAAAAACTCATTCTTTGCCACTGCCAGGACGTTTTGACGGCGAAGGCTTAACTTATCTTGACTCACGCTTAATAAACGCTACAGTGGCCACGGAAATGCGAATTTCGGCCATTGGTGGCTTTGTTCACTTCCCGTTTTTGCAAGACGGGGAAATTGTTGCTTGGAAGTGCAGATCTATCACTGACAAAAAATTTCAGTTTGTCGCTTACGTCGACGAAGAAAAGAAGAATAGCGCTAAAGACGGATCTAAGCTGCCATTCTTCAACATGATACATCCTCAGGATAAACAATATTTGATTATCACTGAAGGGGAATTTGATTGCCTGGTTCTTAAGCAATTAGGTGCAAAAAACGTTGTTTCTTTGCCATCAGGAGCTTCTTGCGTTGATCGAGTCTTTAAGCAATATTTCAAGTTTCTACAGCAGTTTGAGCTTATTTTTATCGCTTTCGATAGCGATAAAGCTGGTGACGATGCGGCTTCGAAGGCTTTGCAATATATCCCTTTTGAAAAATATCGTCGTTTAAAATTTCCTCTTGACGAAGATGGAATTCCCTACAAAGACGCAAACGATTGGTTATTAGCATGTCCGCTCATAGACAAGCAAGATTTAGATTATTGCATGTTGCAAGCTAAAAAGATCGAAAGTCCATCGATTACACATCTTTCGGAGCTTGATGATAGTGCGTTTGATGCCATCGACGTTGGCTTGTCGACAGGATTTAAGTCTTTAGATCATGTTTTGGGTGGGTTGAGAAAAGAAGAACTTACACTCATCACGTCAGAAACTGGATCAGGTAAAACAACTTTTGCAATGAATCTTGTAGTTAACTTAGTTAATCAAGGCGCTTCTGTGTGGATTAACTCTTTTGAAATGAAAGATAGATCTATTCGTAGAAAAATCGCGGGTATAGTCTTAAAAAAAGAAATTGACACGCAGAAAATCAACGATTACGATGTAAAAAAATTTAAAGAATGGGAACAAAAACACAAAATTTATATAAACTCTCACGATAATTATATGTATATAGATAAACTAAAGAAAGAAGTGGAATTTGCGTGTCTAGGTTACAAAGTAGATTACATCGTATTCGATCACTTAGACTTTCTTTATGACGTGCAAGATAAAAACGCTTTTGCAGCCGTGTCTAAAGTAATGCAAGAGCTTCATATTCTATGCTCTAGATATAAAATAGGAATTATTTTAATCGCTCATCCGAAACAGATTCAAGGTGTTGTTAGAGAGATAACGTTCAATGACTTAAAGGGCGGTAGTTGCATAAGGCAGATGTCTGAGAATATCATTATTTTGACGAGAAAAGACTTGATAAATTCTGAGGAGTCGGGAAAGACAACGGTTTCCGTGGTAAAAAATCGTGAGCTTGGAAAAATCGGACGTTTTGACTTGAAGTATAACTATAAGTCATGCATTTATTCAGATTGCGAGACAAAGATTGAATTCATGCCTTATATGCCTTACAAAGATGATTGAAAAAGAGGTAAAGATGGAAATTTTAGCTGTTAGACCCGTCAATAAGGGATTTGTCAAGTGTAGCGTAGACGTGTCCATCCAAACGCGCGTTGGCGAGAAAGAAGTTCCTTTTATTATCAGACGTATTTCGGTCTTTGAAAAAGAAGGCCAAAGCTGGATCAGTCTTCCGTCTGAAAAGTATGAAAAAGATGGTAAAAAACAATTTTACGCTTACGCTCTTTTTAAAGATCCGGCTCATCAAAAAGATTTTCAAAACGAGCTTTTGACCATTTTAAATAAAAGCAACACAGGTTCTCAGAAAGCGCCCGTGAAAAGACAGATAGAGTATGAACAGGATGATTTACCTTTTTAAAGGAAATTTTTATGAATTTTGAACTGGAAGATTATAATTCTGAAGAAGTTAACGAATTGTGCAGGGAAATTTCAGAGGTTTTAGAGGGAGAGAAGGCGTTTATTGTGATAGCTGCGCTGCATAAAATCACAAAAAAGATTCTTGAGTCTGAGATACGCTGTACGTAGAAAAACCCCCCGCGCCAAAGCGCAGGGGTAAACAAAGAGTCACAATATACAAGTGCTCACTTAAGCACGGATCGGTACCATTCATGCTAAAAATGTTGATCCGTCAAAAATATAGTAAATTTTGTATTTACGAAAAAGAAGTTTGTAAAAGATATCTTTATCCTCTTAACTTCATAGTGTTAGCATGAATCTTATAGCAAGAGCCCGTTTACCTATACGCACATACAGTGAGACAAACAAATTTAGCGCCGGTTGGGTGCAAAGAGAAAGGCATCGCAAGCAAAAAATGCTTGTGCATCAAGCGCTTAGAGTTCCCGTTCTTGATCGAAAGCCGCTTTTAGTAGTGCTCACACGTATCTCGCCTCGAAAATTAGACGCGCACGACGGGCTTCCTTACTCGCTAAAATGGATTGCTGACGCGGTAGCTGAAAAGCTCGTTCCGGGGAAAAAAGTAGGACAGGCAGATGCATCAAAAGATATTGAGTGGCAGTATGCGCAAGTGCGAGGAGCGGTGCGAGAGTATGCAGTTGACATAAGGATATTTGAAAAAGAGGTGGAAGATGGCAGTTAAAGCTTGCATATTCATACAGATATTTTTAATTTCACTTATTATTATGACAGCTTTCTTGTCGATGTCTAGTTGTACGTATACAGTCAACTGTGTGCACACACAGGGATCGGCGTCTGACGTGATCGACGAAGAACAAGACGCCTCGCCTGAAGTGTCGCCAACTTTAAATTTTAAAGGGATTTAAGATGCCGCTTTTAAAAGGTAAGAAAAATAATTGTTCCTTCGTGCGCTTTGAGGACTTCTCCAATCCTTTTGTAGGCGTACGGTGATTCGTCAAGATCGCCTCCACGCACTTCGACGCCAACTCGTTTAATCCAGGCATCATGCTCGTCTCGTTTGACAAGTCCTTCTGTGAGCATTTTCCCTGTTTTGCGGCATTTTTTCCCTTTGGCTTGAGTTCTTCCAAGTAGACGCCCTGATCCATGGATTGTCGAATTAAGAGCCTGTGTACTATCAGGTGATTCGATTCCTTCAAGTATGACGGAAACATCCCCCATAGAGCCTCCCACAAAACCTCTTTGACCTGGGAATGAAGGTGTAGCTCCTTTTCGGATAACCCACAAATCTTTATCAAAATGTCTTTCTTTCCATGCAAAGTTATGGTGATTGTGACACTCATCAAGTATCCGCGCTCTAAGTATTTTGGCAACACGGTCACATACCCAATCTCTGCCAGCGTAAGCATATCTACCAGCGAGTTCCATGCATTTAAGATATTGCTCTCCGAGGTCTGAAGTTTCATCAAGAACGACCGGCACTGCGTGGATTCCATCTTTACCTCCTGCTGCTTTTATGAAATGAGTGCAGATACTATGCCCAAGACCGCGCGAACCGAAATGAACACCAATCCAAACCCTATTAAGCTCATCCGTAAAGATATCCACGTAATGATTTCCACTACCCACGGTACCAAGCTGAGCTGCTGCTTTATCTTTAAGATTTCGGAGAATTTCCAATTCGTCCCAGATGGGTTCATCCAAGACACTATTCTCCACTTTCTCGCTGTTTATTCTACCAACTCCAAACGATATATGTTTTTGTACTTCATTCATTGTCCTATAGATGTTCGCTTTAAGTGTCTGCGCATCGCAATCGCACAGCACAGCCTTGTTACCGCAGGCAATGTCAAAACCGACACCATTAACACAGATGCGTCCTTCATAAGCAATAACGCCACCAACGGGCACACTATAACCGATATGGTGGTCAGCCATGAGAGCGCCATACACAGCTTCATATTTCATCACCTCTTTCATCTGTGACAGTGCTTCTGGCAAAACTTCACCCCATACAGGAATTTGATCTATTATATTCATTTTCTCTCGTTTTTCTGTCTATCTAGCATTTTCTATCTCCTATCGCACAATTACTATGCAACGAGAAAAAAATGTAAAAATTAAAAAAGGTTTTTGTCAATTAATCTCTTTCTTTTTGAATTTGCTTAAGGTAGGATTCGAACCTACGGGCCTGAAACACGCTTTTTTTAGAAGCCCTGTTTCAAGTCTGTCCGTGAAAACGGAGTGCAATCAGCCTCTCTGCCACTCAAGCATATTTTATATAGATAAAACCAGGGGGTCCGGAATCAAACCGTCGTATGCTAGCTACCCAAATCTGGCCCCTGACAAATGATTTAGTCTAACATCGCAAGCATAACAAATCC